AGGTGCATCAGTTCAAGACATGTATATTTCAGGTGGTATGGATAGTGGGTATCCAATGACACCATCAGTTGGTATGGAGTTCCCCGGTAACAAAAAGGCTTCAGCCGGAACAAATACAGAAGAGCAATTCTTACATTCTATTCCTGAAGCAGTGATGAATGAACTACACGGTGAAGAGGCTGTGCAGCAGGTTTTATCATCTAATTATGAATTACCCATCAACACTACTAACATGAGCAGAACCAATGTTGTCGCTATGCCAGCCAATTCTGAAATGTCTCTATTCACTGCTAGTGACCCTACTGAAACTCTTACTGTATTAATGAATCCTGATGCACTATTGAAAGAAGATGATTCAAAACCACCGCCTATTCTTCCAATGCATAGAATATTCTCTTTGAAAGACTTTGACGCACTTAGAGGTTTTAGTGGAGACTGGGTAGTATCAGCGTTCTATGATGGTGAGCGAATGATAATAGTTAGAAAAGGTAACAAAGTTTCTGCATACGGCGAAGGTAACGATGCTGTAATGCTAACCACTGATGATAAAAAACACCTGAAAGCACTTACTGAAAAAGACTACATGGTAGACGCTGTGAGAATGAAGGACAATATACATCTCATAGATATCTTAGATTATGACGGAACTAACATAGCAGATATGACTGTGAAAGAAAGGCTCAAAGTTTTGCGTGGTCAGTTTGATAGTCATGAACATGTATTAGTTCCCGGGCCGTTCGATACAAGAGTTACTGAAAGCGGTGGTTTAGAATCCACAGTTGAAAGTTTACAAAATGAGCATAAGCAACTATTACTGCGTGATGCTAATTCTACATATATGCGTGGTGAGCGCAGACATCCTAAGTGGTTTTTACTTCGTAAGAATAAGAATGTTAGTTTCATTATTCTTGATGTTAGGGGTAAAGGCCCATACACATACAGACTAGGAGCAGGGCCACTTGACTCCGAAGGATTTGGTAATAGAGGTGTAGATTATGAGGGCAAACAATATCTTGATGTTGGAACAATCAAGAGTCCTAAACCGTTTAATGAAGGCGATACAGTATCTATATCAGTATCAGGTGTTAAGAAAAGAAATCGTAACGGTAAAACAATTTACGATGTAACTTCTTCAAAGATAGTAGGAGAAGCAGAAGCAGAAAGCCCTGCCAGTCTTGAAACTCTATCCCTGTTAGCAAAGTCTCATCCTGTCATACCTGTGGCCTATGATGTAGTGTTGAAAGAAAACGAGATATCGGTTGTCTTTGAAGGACTAGACGAAGTAGTGTATAAAGCAGAATCGTCTCATACTGGTAATTGGGTGCATTCTCCTAAGTCCATAATAGGAGAGTTAAGTCAATCTGATTACACTTTACAGTTAGCGGAAAGTGTTAGACCTTTGTGGAGTCAAGCCGTATCCTTGATGTTGAAGGGTGTAGATAAGAAAAAAGATGAAGGTGTTGTTGAAGAGATTATACCTGATAAGACATATCATTCAATGCACGATAAGAAAGATAGACGACATAGTGAAAAACAATCACATGGTATCATAGACGCTGACGATGAAAAAACTCTACTCAAAGTAAAAATGCTCAAGACTCTTACTAGGATAGCAGACCTAAGTGAAAGAATGGATAGAGTTGCTAAAGAAAAAATGTCAGGTATGACCAGCGCTCAGGGTATGGGTATAGATGTAGGTAGCGCTATAGAATCACCAAGAGGCCCAACAAGACTTACTAGCGAAGAAAGTGTGCCTGACTGGGATATGATTGAACGCCCAACTGAGGATATGGAAGATGAATACCCAGTAGCCATGATGAGGCGCTTGAAACAGAAAAAAGCCAAGCAGTCTCCTACTTATGAAGCAGAATCGGATTATGAGGCTTAGGGTTTTATTAATATAGGTAAACAAATAGAGGAGGAATTAGTGTGTTACGAACTAAGCGGAGAAACCTTGAATTGCTCAAAGGGTCTAATGACCTCATTGTTGCAGGTTACGCCTCAGTTGAGTTGGTAGACAAACAAGGAGATTTAATTACAAGGTCAGCATTGAAAGACGCTTTCAAAAAATTCATGTCAGACCCCAAATACAGGAATGTTCAACTAGCACACTCAAATATTCAAGTAGGAGAAGTAATATCAAATTATACTGACAATCAAGGGAGGTTATGGAAAAGCGAAGTTGACGATGCTGGAATGTTTGTTGTAGTAAAATTAAGAAACGACATCGAGAAAGCACGAGAAGTAGCAAGTGAAATCCGAAAAGGAAATCTAACAGGATTTAGTATCGGGGGTCAAGCATTCAAAAGAGTTAACAAAAGCGACAAAAACCATGGCTCATATCAAGAAATCTCAAAATTAGAATTACACGAAATAACAATATGCGAAAAAGGAATAAACCCGGAAGCCACATTCAATATACTAAAAGAAGATAAAAACAAAATGGTGAATAAAATGACTGATGAAGTAATGGAACAATGAACGATGTATTGACCCGACTAGAAGGCCGACTTGATTCTATGGAAAAAGGCGAAATGCCAAAGGGCTTGAAAGAGCACATGGATAAAAAGAAAGGCAAGAAAGATGACGACGATAAGAAAGACGACAAAATGAAGGCTAATTACATGGATAAAGATGAAGATAAGGAGAAAGAAAAGAAAGACGATAAAATGAAGTCTGAATACTCCGATGTTATCACTGCTGAATACCTAGACTGGATGGAAAACACCCTAAAGTCTGCTGGTGTTGACACTGGTGCTGCTCGTGCTCACTTTGATACTGTAGCAAAAGCAAACCTAGGTTCTACTCCTGAATCAATCGGTGACGGTGCTGATTACTTCGCAGGACAAGTAAAAGGTCGTGCTCAAGAAGGTGGCAACCCATCTACTAACGCTATCCAGCGTGCTGGTCTAGGTGGAGGCGGCGGAAAAGTTGAGAAGTCTGACTTCATCAACGCATCCCAAGTAGATTCTCACAGACTAGAAGAAGCATACGGTGTTTTCAAAGCAGCAAAAGAGGAAGAAGAATTCCGCAAGTCTCTTGAAACTAACTTCGAGGGTCGCTATGCTCAAGAAAAGCAAGCAGAAATCGCAAAGGCTCAAGCGCAAAACTTTGACGCTCGTGGCCCACTTGATGAAGTTATGAAGGCTCTTGGAGCACTAAATGACAGAATAGACACTCTTTCCGGTGGCGCTGGCGAAACAATCGCAAAGTCTGCCGCACCTACAGTCGAAGTTCCAAGCACACAAGACTTGGCTAACATGACTTGGGAGGAAGTTCACCAACTCGCTGGAGGACTATACCGAGGCGAGTGAGACTCGAAACAACAAAAAATAACATGGAGAGATAAATATGGCACGAAATTATGTAAGAACAGTAACAGATATGGAAAGATACTACTACGGAGCAGGTAACTCAATGGGCTACACCTATACAGGAAGCGAACTATTGAAGGCTGACGCACCAATGCTCAGCACTACTGCTGGAACATACCAAGCAATCTACGGTAGAAAAGTTTGGTCACAGTTGAACCAAGAATTTAACGCATTCTCAATCCTACCAAAGAAACCATGGGAAAGAAGTGGTTGGAGAGTTATCACAGCAAAGCCAAACGGCGGAGCAGTTCACGGTGGAATAGCAGAAAACGGCACACTGCCTGAAACTGTCAAACCAACCTTCCAACATGTAGCAGCAAAACCAAAGACAATCGCTCACTCATTCGATGTAAGCGAAGTCGCAGTATTCCTTGCTGACAAAGATGATGGCCTAGGTGACATGCGCTCAGTTCTAAAAGAAGAAATGGGTAAGCACCACGCTGAAATGGTTAACCTAATGCTACTACAAGACACCAGCACACCAGCAGGTAACAACTTTGAATCACTTGACAGAATCACCGCAGCCGATGGTGGCACTGGTTCTGCTACTGGTCTAAGAACTAGCGGAGGAAGTAACCAGCATGTAGACAACGCATCAGACCTAGATATCTACAGTATTGACAGAAGTGAAAACGCTTGGTCACACGCTGAAGTAAACTGTGCAGCAGACACCACAGCAGGAAACAAGCGTGTTCTATCATTAGACCACCTAGACACAATCTTCCAACAAGTTTGGGAGCGTGGTGGCAATCCAAAGGTTATCCTAACTGGATATGACACTCTAATGAGACTACAACAACTTCTACAAGCACAACAAAGATTCATGGAAGAAAAGAGAGTTACACCAACCTACAACGGTGTTAAGGGTGTTCCGGGTATTGAAGCCGGTTTCATCGTAGCAACCTACAACGGTGTTCCAATCATCCCATCCAAGGATGTTGAAGATGTTGATGGTCTAAGCAGAATGTATCTACTAGACACTGACTACATGTATTTCAGCACAGCAATTCCTACACAATACTTCGAGTCCGGTATCGAAACTGGTGACCCATTCGCAATCAACAGATTGGGTCAAGAAGGTCTTTACCGAACCATGGGAGAAGTATGGACTACTTTCTTTGGTGCACAAGCAAGCATTCGTGACTTGAAGTGAGGACAATAAATAAATAAAAAAATATGGAGAGATAAATATGGCAACAGAATTAACAGTAAGCGGAACAGCAACCCCTACTTTGGTAGGCGCATGGGAACTTAGAGCAGGGTCACACGACACCACAGAATACTTGGCTCGTGGTGGAACATACCCGGGTAACATTGACTCATTTGCACCTCTAAACGGTGACGACTCCACTTCAGGAGACGCAGCAAATGGATACGACCCAGCACCTAAGATGGCTCTAATCACTACTACTGGAGCAGGAACTGTAGTTCTTGCTGGAGGAGTATCAAGCATTCTACTGGCTACAGGAAACCAAACAGGCGGCACACAAGCGGCTTTGAAAATTGCAGTAGTTAGTAAGACTATTACCATCACTGGAGCAGCAGAAGCACACAGCCTACTTGTAATGTATAACTGAGGTGCTTTGAGTGCCTACAGTAACCTACATAGGTCGGTCTTTTTCTAAAAGAAACATAGACCCTTCTTATCCTGAATTTATACGAGGTAGACCTCAAGAAGTCACTACCGCATGGTGTGATAAGTATGCTGGTCGCCTTGGGGGTAATTACAAAGTAGAAGGCTATGAGCCTGTAGATGCTGGAAACAACAGCACACCTGATGAGACTTGGAAGAGAGGCGACATCGTTGCTTGGCTTGCTAAGTATGATATCAAACCAAAAGGTTATGCAACTAAGACAACACTACTCGAACTTGTAGCAACTGTAATGAGTCCTAATGGAGTTCAAGAAACAGAAGCACTTGTAGAAGAATCAAAAGAAACAGACGGAGATGAATAAATATGGCAACAATAGACCCAAGACCAACTTACTTTGGAGATAGAATGATAGTAACAGGAAGCACAAGCGGTAGCGAAGCAGTAGACCTTAGTAGTCTACTAGCATCAATTGACGGCGCTATGGTTAACGCTGTAGGTAGCGCTGCTACCGTAACACACGGCATTAACGGAACTACCTTGAATGTTGGTGGTGCTTGCACCTTTGTCGCTATGGGTCGCCGTTCTTGAGGTGACCTAGATGGGTAAATCAGTGTCAATACTTGGCCCTTTCCCACCTAGGGATTTCCAAGATAGCACTGCAA